CCGGAACCTATGCCCGTCCATTTGGCTCAACCTTGGGACTGTATGTCCCATACACACGCAGTTTATCGTTTAGACCGGGCTCACCCATGCCCATGGATTGCTAAAATAGGTCCAGAGTTTTATCCGGCCAAATACTACTTCACTGTAGATTACACTGAGAGTGAGATCGCCGATGATCCCGCACAGCACAAACAAAGCCATGTTTTGGAGCTTTTGGATGCGGGCCCGTATACGGGCAACATTGTCGCCTTGCCCAACAATCGAGTGCGAGTAACGCATCCTGCGTGGTTTGAAACTGGCGAAGGGCCCCCAGACTTCTTGCCATCTCAACACATACACTATTCAAAATCGGATTTAGACTATACCATGGATGTAAATCAGATTTTTGATAATCTGTATGCGGAGAAAAAGTAATGACAACTTCGGGAAGCACCAACTTTGAGTTAGACGTATCGGACTACATCGAAGAGGCTTTCGAGCGGTGCGGGCTAGAGGTTCGCACTGGTTATGATCTCAAGACGGCGCGACGTTCTTTGAACCTGATGCTGGCCGAGTGGGCCAACCGCGGCTTGAACCAGTGGACCATTGTGGAGCGCACTCAAGCTTTGACTGATGGGACTGCCGCGTATTCTCTAGGCGCGGACGTAATCGACATCTTGTCTGCTGTGGTTCGCCGTAGCAGCACAGACTTTGCGCTGGAGCGCATCAGTCGAGACGCTTATCAGAACATACCGACAAAGAGCACAGAGGGGCGTCCTTCGCAATTCTTCTTAGATCGCCAGATCACGCCTTCGTTAAAGCTTTGGCCCACTCCAGAAAACAGCACGGATGTGGTGTACTATAATGCTTTGACACGAATGGATGACGCGGACTCCGCCACTAATACATTAGAAGTTCCATTCCGGTTCTACCCGTGCCTTGCTGCGGGCCTTGCATATTATATCGCTATGAAGCGAGCCCCGGAAAGGATTCAGCTCCTGAAAGCCGTGTATGAAGAAGAGTTTGAGCGAGCAATGACAGAGGATCGAGACCGAGCGTCATACAGCGTTGTTCCACAATATGAGTATTTTAGGGTGGGGTGATGTCTAAGTTTGCTACGGGTAAATATTCCTACGCTATATCAGATAGGTCTGGTTTGCGTTACCGGTACAAAGATATGCGCCGGGAATGGAATGGTTTGCTTGTAGGTAAGGATGAGTACGAGACAAAGCACCCACAGCTAGGCCCCTTCAGAACACCTACGGATGCTCAAGCATTAAAGGATGCTCGTCCATTTAACGATAGCATATCGGTCAACATAAATTTTCCAACATTCAACTTAACTACGGTTGAGTACATATCCATCCCCAAAATGCACGCTCTAGCGGGCTCGGTCTCTATTTCGGGAGCGGTCCCTGTTCAACCAATCACGGTTTCGTTAACGGGCGTTTCCGCAACCATCAGTCTAGGCTTTTTGTCTGTAAGCGCCACCGTAGTATCGACCTTTGATTCAACAGGCGTTACATTAGACTCCACTAGCAAGACTTTTGACGAGGGTTAAATGGCAAAGCAAACAGTAGGGATAGGGTCGAGCGCTAATGATGGCACCGGAGACACTCTTCGTGCTGGCGCTGACAAGATCAACGATAATTTTAACGAAATTTATGCTGCTCTAGGAAACAGCTCTAGCGTATTAACTGACATCATAGATGCCAATGGGCTTTTAGATGTAAGTTCTGGCGCTAATAAGATTGTTTTCTACTACGCCGCTCTCAGTGATCTGCCCAGTGCATCAACGTATCATGGGGCTATTGCTCATGTTCATGCGCTTGGAGGTATGTACTTTGCCCATGGCGGGGCTTGGCTACGCTTAAATGATGAGGCAAGCGGCCCTATAATTAAATACACCGCCGGTACTAGCGGAAGCTCGGCATATACATTCACTGGTCCGGGGGCCACTTCAGGCAACAACCCAAACTTCACCTTCTATAGGGGCCACACTTACCTGATTGACAACACTGCCAATGTGAGTAGCCACCCCTTACAGATTAGAACGTCTAATGGTGGGTCTGCCTTCACAACAGGCGTGACGGAAAATTACAACTCCACCACCGGCTTAACGCAGTTTATCGTTCCACATGAGCCAAGCGACACATCTTTGGTGTATCAATGCACCAACCATAGCAGTATGGTCGGCAACATAACGATAGTGTAGGAATATTTGATATGGCTATAACAACAGCAGTCTGCACGAGTTTCAAAAAAGAACTTCTTGAGGGTGTTCATAATTTCGCGGGGGGCGGGGACACTTTCAAGGTTGCATTGTACACAAGCAGCGCAAGCCTTGGCGCAGACACCACCGCATACACAACCAGTAATGAGGTGAGCGGAACTGGTTATAGTGCGGGTGGAGCTACCCTGACGGCAGTGGCCCCGACAACGAGTGGGACAACAGCGTTTGTGGATTTTAACGATGTGACCTTCTCAAGCTCAACGATTACAGCGCGGGGTTGTTTGATATACAACAGTAGTGACTCGGACAAGGCGGTTGCAGTGTTTGACTTTGGGTCTGACCAAGCGTCAAGTAGCTCAAACTTCACAATCACCTTCCCGACAGCGGACGCAAGTAGCGCAATTGTAAGGATTGCTTGATGGCTTTTACCTACGCGCAGTTGAAGACAGCAATTCAAGACTACACGGAGAACACTGAAACGTCCTTCGTGACGAATCTGCCTGTGTTCATCCGTGCCGCCGAGGATCGAATCTTCAAGCTGGTGGATCTTGAGCTTTTTCGTAAAAACGCGACCAGTGCTTTGACGCAGAATGATCCTTATTTGTCTGTTCCGTCTGATTATCTTGCATCTTTTTCCTTGTCTATCACCAACAGCAGTTCAAAAGAATTCTTGTTGCAGAAGGATGTGAACTTCCTACAGGAGTATCATCCAAACGATTCATCTACTGGAACTCCAAAATATTACGCCTTTTTCGATGTGAGCAACTTTATCGTAGCCCCCACCCCTGACAGTAATTACACCTGTGAGCTTCATTACTACTACCGTCCGGCGTCTTTGACCGCAGGAGCGGATGGCGGAACGACATGGCTCAGTGACAACGCTCCAAACGCCTTGCTTTACGGTTCGCTGTATGAAGCGTATATTTATATGAAAGGTGAGCAGGACATGCTTCAGATGTACGAGAAGCAGTTCACCGAAGCCTTGTCTAGGATTAAAGATCTGGCAGAAGCTAGAGAGAACAGTGATGCGTATCGCAGAGGTCTGCCGGATCGGCCTCGGACATAAGGAGTAGAAGATGGCAACATCAAACGCAGCAACCACCTACTTGGAGAACAAGCTACTCAGTCTGATCTTCAAGAATAACGCCGGGAGTTTTTCAACGCCGGGCGACTCAATCTACGTGGGGTTAGCCACCGCTGTCAGCAACGCAGAAGCTGGTACGTTGACCGAAGTTAACACCTCGACACAAGACGCGAACTATGTTCGCAGGCAGGTGACCGCAGCAAACTGGACGTTGGCAAGTTCTTCGACTGACCAACAGACAGTGGTAAATGCCGCTAACATTGAGTTTCCCGCCTCAAGTGGTGTAGCCACCTACACTGTGACACATGCTTTCCTTGCAGATGCAGCTAGCAGCGGAAACATCCTGTTTGTTGGCGCACTAGACGCATCGAAGGCGATTGCATCGGGTGATATCTTCCGCATCAATGCAGGGAACCTCACCATTGAGTTGAAGTAATGGCGCTTGTTCTGAAAGATCGTCTGAAGGAGACGACCACTACAACCGGCACTGGCACCTATACACTCGCTGGTGCCGTTACTGGTTTTGAGGCGTTTTCGCAAGTCGGCAACGGGAACACGACCTATTACTGCTGCACGGATGGTACAGACTTTGAGATTGGAATCGGAACCTATACGTCGTCAGGCACGACGCTGGCTCGTACCACGATCCTACAAAGCTCTAACAGTGACAATGCTGTTAGCTGGTCCTCTGGTACGCGCACTGTTTTCTGTACGCTGCCTGCTGAAAAGATGATCTTTAATGACGCCAGCAACGCTATCCAAGGCTTTACGGATAACTCTCTGGCATTCGCGATAGCGTTAGGATAGTGACATGGCAAATGCGTTTAAGACTTTCACAGACACGGCGGTAGGCACCGGAAACGCAGATGTCTATACCTGCCCCTCTGCTACAGAGACAACGATCATCGGCTTGAACATAGCCAACATCCTAACCGTCTCTATCACAGTCAATGTTCAGCTTATCAACAACGATGGTGACAACGTCCACATCGTCAAGTCGGCTATCGTGCCTGTAGGCTCTTCGTTGGTTGCAGCGGGTGGCGACCAGAAGATTGTGATGAACGCGAGTGATATTTTGCGGATTACCGCAAGTCAGGCATCAGCCGCTGATGTAACTCTGTCTGTATTGGAGATTACCTGATGGCACTTAGTAAGATTGGTGGCAATCAAATTGACTCTGCTGCATCGTTAACCGTTTCTGGAAATCTTAGCGCGGATGGCGGCACAATCAAGCTGGACGGTAACTACCCGACAGGCACG